TATAAATCACTCCATCTCGTAGTAGGATTATACGCTGCCCAAGTACCAGTTGCCGGTAACTGATACCAAATAATCGAACTATATGTCTCGGATTGCGCCGAGCAAATTAGGTCAATGTAGGCTTCGTATTTTGTTAGTCTCCAGGTGTATCCCTCTAGATACCCTTGAAAGTCGGTCCCAAATACTGCTGGAAGTACCGAGGTCGTTATGGCCGTTCCGTTTTCGGCAATAATTAAAGCGTCGCGGGTTGCGTCGCTTACGCCTGGATTGTGTAAAGCTACGGTCAAAGACTGGGGGTATACCCGAGCGAAAGCCCTAGAGGCCAAAAAATCGTTAGCTTGTGTTTGTGCGTCGGCTGCGTTATGTAGTTGCGTTTCGCGTGTCCCCGATAATTGTCCGTAAAGGATAATCGATGTCTCGTTGCGGGCGTATTTTTCGGCTGCGTCTTTATAGGTAACGGTTATATCGTTAACGATCTCGGACCATTGGGCGGCGGTTTGGAGTCCATCGATTAAAAGATCGTCCGCCGTTAGGTTTACAACCGGAGCAGATACCCGAGAGGCGTAGTCCCCATAGTGGAGATGCCCGTTTCCTGCCTCATAGATCACGCCTCGGCCTGATTGAGCTGCGTCCGATGCCAGGGTTAAAGCGTTATCAACTCCATCGTTATAAACTGCTAGCTCGTACTGGCCTGGGCGATCGATAGTCGTCGCAAGGTTGGCCACAATGGCCTCATTAACGCCGTCATAATCGTCCCATTGAGTCGCTACCGGGATTGCGCTCCAAGTAGTTGTCGGAGCGACGTCGCTCCATTGAGTTAAAAAGGCTTCGGATAAAATGGCATAAACTCGGTCGCCGTCTTTTTGTTTAGGGTATCCCGAGGCCCCGGCTAAACGCTTATTAAGTTGAGCTAGTGGCCCGACGCAAGTTAACGAGTATTCCGCTATTGATCCAATGTCTCCGTATTGTGCCAAACTTAAGTCAATGTCGGAAACGATGCCGGTGAAAATAGTCGCGGTCCCGGTGGTTCCCTTGTCAATCGCAACGGTTACGGTATCGGCCAAGCTAATCGTTAGCGGCGTGTCGGCTGGAGTCCATAAAACGATCCGAGCATACCCCGCCTGGGTTGCCTCAATAACGTCGCCTCGGCCTATGTTTATGGAAATGTCCGCGATCGTGTTGTCGGCGTACGTCGTCGTATTGTTAAACGTGACTACCGGGTTTGGGACGTAAGCGGTCACAAAACGGCCCCGGTGAAGTTAACGGCTCCGGTCCGACGGCTTGAGGATTGGAATAATTTTTCAAGCTGGCGACGTGTACCCTCGGGATCGACTGCCCCGTTGATCGTTATGTTGACGCCACCCATCGCGGAATTGCGCGTAATATTGCCCGTCTGTCCGGTAAATAATTCGGGTCCATTTTCCCCAACGAGATAGGTTTGATTGGCAAAAACTGGCCCCCCGGTTGCGCGCTTTTTCGGCTTTTTTTTCGCCTTTTTTGCAGGGGCTTCGGTGATGGTTGCCGTAGCTGTAATCGCTGCCGGGATTTGAAGTTGACCATCCACAAACGCAAGTCCTACGGCTGCGGCGGCTGCGATAATGCCGTCGACCATCGCTTGACCTTGCGCGACTCCCGCGTCGTACCATTTGGACGATGTAGCCTCGGCGAGCTTAGAGGCGGACGTTTCAACGGCTGCGACCAAATCGTTGATCTCGGTAATGGTTCCCGCGCCGCCGGCAATAATCTCGTCGGCAATTTGAGAGCCAACGTCGGCTCCGGCTGCCAAAATGTTATCGATCGACGTCCGGTTAAGGCCAAGTCCCAAAAGGGTCGTAATCTTGCCGCCAAACGATTGAGCCGCGTCGGCTTGTTTCCTAAGCGAGTCAATAAAGGATCCCTCGCCCTTATCGCTAAATGCCTTTTGGAAGTCGACGAGGCTTGTGATCGAATCCTTGACAGATTGGGCGTAGTTTTGTTGCGCTTGTTTGGTTCGATCTAGTTCGGCTTGGACGGTTTGGAGACGGCCTGTAAAGGTTTGAAGTCGAGCGTTTTGCTCCTCTTTTGCCTTAGCTGCCAACGCATCGGCCTCGGCTTGTTTTTTGGCTTCCTCGGCGGCTTTTTTGCTGGCCTTAGATCCGTCGTTAGTCGATAAGGTTAAATCGTTCGTCGCCTTTGTTTGACCCTCTCGGGCCTTGATATGGCGTTTAGCCGATAAGACGTCGGCTTCGGTTTCCTTGCGGGTATCCGTTAGAGCTTTTGCAACTGCCTCGGACTCCTCGCGGACTGCCTTAGTATTTTGGTAGAGCTTGTAGAGGATGCCTACAAGTACGGCGGCGGCAACTGCGACGGCTGTAAATGGGTTACTTAGTAAAGCTGCGGTCAATAACCTGATCTCACCGGCCAAGATCTTGGTTACAACACTTTGAACCCCTAGAGCTGCGGTGTAAAGGATTGCCGCGACTCGGGAGTTTTTGTAAGTAAGCTCGGCCAACGCTTGAGCGGCTGCCGCACTTCCGGTAGCTGCGGCGAGTGTCAAGTATCCGAGGCGTAGAGCTGCGGCGACTACGGTAAAGGCTTGGACGCTAATCGTCGCAACCTTAAAGGCTAGGTTAAGCCCAATTACGGCGGCGGCTGTAACACCTACGGCGATGCCTAGATTTTTGACTAGGGTTGCATTTTTGCCCGCCCAATCGGCCACGTTAACGAATACGGCTAAGAGATCTTTGTAGGCCGGGAGTAATCCCTCGCCAATAGCTGCCCGAGAGTTTTCGATTTCGGCAGATAAGATCCTTTGTTGATTGGCTGCCCCGTCGGCTGTACGAGCAAAATCGCCTTGCTGGAGTGTTGTCTGCTCCAAGATTAGAGCGTTACGAGCTAGGACCTTATCTTGATCGGTGAGCTCTTTAGCGGTAGCCGCCAAGCCCATTTCCATCGCTTTCGCCTGGACGGCGTTTTCCGATAGCAAAACTCCAAATCGGCGCAACGGTTCGGACTCGCCACGCAAGCCGGCGGCCAATGCTGTAATAGCTTCATCGGTAGAGGTGTTATTGAAAGAGGCTAGATCGGCGGCTAATTCGGTTAGATCGGTGCTAAATGTCCCTAGTTCCGTGCCTGTAAGTCCGGCAGACTGGCCTAAGATTGCAAAATTGCCGGCGGCTTCGAGAGCTGCGGTTTGGGATAAGCCGAGAGCTTGGTCGGCGGTTGCTGCCCATCCTTGAATTGCTTTTGCGCTACTGCCAAAAATTACGTTTGATTTGGAGATGGACTCATTAAGATCCGAAGCCGATTGGACTACTTTGTAACCTGCGGCGGCAACACCGGCAAAAACGATTGTCGCTTGTCGGCTTAACTGCTCTAGTTGCCCGCCAAACTTTTGAAGCTTTTTTTGAGCGTCGCTTAATCCCTTACCTAATCCGCTTGTGTCGGCTTGAAGTAAGATCGTTAACGGACGGCCAATTCCCTTAGTTGCCATTAGTAATCCTTACCTCGGTTCCAATCGTTTACAAGCTTTTCGGCTACCTTTGTCCACTCGTTAAAAGCTGGCTCATAGTATGACGCCTCGGCAGTATCGGTCCAACCGGGACGGATGCCCTCGGCCCAAAATTGAGTTCGGCCAGATCGTGCGGTGTATTGGCCCTTAATAGTTCCAAAACGGATCATATTAGTCGTCGCTCCGCCTGAATAGACGCCGTTTCCGGTGCGGTTTGGGTTGCCCCGGGAACTGTAACGAGCGGAATTACCAATCCTTACGGATGGGATGCGATCTTGTTTTGTACGAATAGAGGCGTTTAACTTGCGAGCGTATCCGGGAGCGTGTGAACTGATAGCCGAACGAAATGCCGGGACCATTATTTCCTCAGCGATATATTCAGACTCGCGTCTCATGTCGCGATTGGCGGCCTTTTCAAAACTGCCAAGAGAGTCCAAAAGGTTGCGGATCTCGCGGTCGTCGATAAAAATGCTATCGTCCACGATCTCAACTCCTTTTATACATCTCGTTCCGTACCTCTAAAATGGTCCCTAGCATTTCCCAATCCAGATCCTCAAGCTCCATCCGGATCGTTCCGTCTACGGCTAGAGCGGCGATGGTTCGTCCGAGGCTGCCGCTTGGGTGGGGTTTGGCTCGTCGATACCAACTAACTCGATCGACTCTAGCTCGTTGACCCAGGCTTCAAACTTGTCGGATGTCTGCCCGGTGCGGTTTAAGACGCTCCAAGCCATCGCCATAAGATCCTCGAAACCGAGGTTAACTTTGATTTGATCCTCGCCGTCTACTCGACGGACCTCATACAAGTCGGTCATTTTGGATTTAGTAATCCGTTCCCACTTCATAAGGTCCGCCGGTAGCGTGACGACGTTCATTTCGCCATTTTTTTGGTGATTTAGTTTTATGTTGATTTTCATTTTGGTCCCGATCCTCTTAGTTAGGCTAGTGCTACGCTACCGTCAACAACTACAAACGAAATCGGTGTAGTTAGAGCGTCGGTAGCTGCGCCGCCGGCGGTTGGCTGTAATGCGAATATGTCTCCAGTAAAAATTGAGCCATTCGCATCGAAGCTAAATCCGACCGGAGTATCCTGACCGGATCCGGCTGCGTTGAATAGAGCTTCACAAACCGAGGCCGGTGAAGTGGAGCACCAATCCTGGTACAACTCTACGTCTAGGGTTGCGGTGTAGTCGATTGTTTTGTATGCGCGACCTGCAAGTGTTTCCAAAACCTGTTGGTTTGGAACTACTGTCAAGGTTACGGATGCTGCGACGTCATTATATACGACGCTATCTATGGTCAGAGACAAATCCCTGCCGGTTGTGTACTCTAATGCCATTTAGGGCTCCTTATATAGTGACATCTATACGGATGTCAGTTGTCAACAAGTCAGTCGGTCCGACTTGCGAGATTTTGGGTTGCGTAAAATCGCCTATACCTATGCCGTTGGGCAAGTTGGCTAAGACGGTTTCAATCATAGTTTCAAGATTAACAAGTGCGGCCTGATTATCGTTAGCTGCCACGCATAAAGTGACGTCAAAGTTTCCGCCCAAACGTGGCGAACTGCCGATCGACTTTATTTCGATGTATGGGGATCCTGGTACAAGCACGATACAAGGGGTCGTCATGTTTTCCGCCGGGTAGGCGTAAACGATGTATCCGGTTGCCTCTAATGCCGTTTTGATTGCGGTCCGGGCGTCTGTAATGTCTCCCATTACCCGACCATGCTACTAGGGTCACGATACCCCGAAATGAGGCCAGACACGCGCGTAACGAGGCTACGGCCCATCCGGTACGGAGTACCCGGCGCGAATGTTGCGTCTTGTGCGATGCCCTGCGCGCTCTGGCGAGCGTTCCACAGATCTACGCTTATCATTAACGCCGCCTCACGAATTTGTGGAATATTATCGTAATAAGTCTCTTGGCCTTGAAGTATGCAATTACCGTCGGGCTTGTTGACTCTGTAAGTCACGTCGGCATGGGTAATCGTGGCCTGAAATTGATTTGTGAAAACTCTTGTGATGGTGTGGGTTCCGTCAAACGGCGCGCCGACTCGATCGATCGTCACTTGTTGCCCGACGCTGTATTCGTGAGCTGTACGAGTCCAAAACCGAGCTAGATTGCTTCGGATCTCAACGCCAACAATTGAAGCGTTATGAAAATTAAGGAAAGACTTTAAGACTAGCTCGGCGGACTCCATGACGCCCTCAAGGGTTGCGTCCGGGTAAATGTCGCCCACGCCGAGGACTGCCTTGAAATCCTCTAGATCAATGAGTGACATTTTATTCCTTTCGAGTAGGGGAGTGATGGGGGCCGATCAGGACCAAACGGCCCCCATCACAGGGGTCAACTAGCTAACGGTGATAGCCCGGATAGCTGTTGGGTACTTGTTTGCCAATGCGACGAAACCGTAGACGGCAATTTCGACCGTCATGGTGTCGATTACGTTGACGCGAACCTGTGCGGTTCCGCTTTCGTAAAACGCTGCGTAATCACTTGGGTAGGCAAGGATATTGGTTGCGCCGATGTTGTAATCAACTACCAAATCTAGACCCATGACGTTGCCGCGACTGAATACGTTAGTACCGGCTGCGTTAGTTGTTGGGCCTACTGCGTTAAAGAGTGGACGACCTGCATCGTCAACCTCTGCAAGTAGAGCCGCGTAACGGCTTGCGCCAACGACTAGACGGTTTGGATTGCGACGCATTACTGTCGCGGAATCTGAAATAGCGTCCGCGATAGCTGCAACGTAACCGGTGCCGCCTGATGCTCCACAACCTACAACGCCCTCTGTGAAAGCATATAGATCGGTTTGCTGGGCGTATGATGCTGCAAGTCCGCGCAACAATTCGTCCAAGTAGCCTGGGTCAGATCGTTCCAAAAGCTCTATCGATACGCGCTGTTGGCCCGAAAACTTGACTACGTCCACCACGAGATCATCGATTTCGGTCATAGTGTCGGATGGTGTACCTAGTTCAGGGGTTTCCTCAACTGTTGGGAATACCTGCCAACGCGGGATCCGGAAGCTCATACCAGCGGCCGGTAGTGGACGACGATCAATGCTATCCACGAATGGGCGAGATGAATCGACTACGCCGATGATCTCACGCATAAATGGAACCGGAATAAGTCCGGAGTTGTCGCCTGTTGTTGCTTCGCCGGCGGCAGTTACGAAATCAATCGCTTCGCGGTTTCCGCGCTGTGCCTGAAGCATTTTGGTAGCGTACTGGCCGGCTGTTAGCTTAGGCAGTTCGCGAGGTTGGGTAAAGATTGGTGAACCAAAAGTCGAGGCTTCGATCTTTGACGCCTCAACTTCGGCAACTTCCTCGATAACCTCGATTGGTTGTTCAGTCATTTCAGTCTCCTCGACTGTTTGGGTTTCATCGTCGGCGGACGCCGCGACTTGTGTTACTCTCGCCTCGGCAAATGCCGGATTTGTGACGAGAGAGACCTC